CATAATGGTTGAAGATAAAGTAGGTATCAAGGAATATCTTGGTATAAAAATTAATTACAGTAATGAAAAACTATTAGATAAGTTTAGCCTTGATACTCTCAAGGATAGATACTTATGGGAGAATGAAACACATGCCCAAGAAGCATTTGCCAGAGCATCCGTCTTCGGAGCAACCTACAAAGGTCACACAGATTTTGAGTTGGCTCAAAGACTTTATCACTACAGTTCCTCTTGTTGGTTCATGTTTAGCACTCCTATACTTAGCAACGGGGGAACAAGTCGTGGTCTTCCTATTAGCTGTTTCCTTAATTATGTACCTGATAGTCGGGATGGTTTATCTGCTCACTATGACGAGAATATTTGGTTGGCAAGTTCGGGTGGAGGTATTGGTGGATTTTGGGGAGATATTAGGAGTAATGGTATTTCTACTACTCACGGTAGTAAGTCTACTGGTTCAATCCCCTTTATGCATGTCGTAGATTCTCAGATGTTAGCCTTCAATCAAGGCACTACAAGACGTGGTTCTTATGCTGCATACATGGACATATCTCACCCTGAGATTGAAGAGTTCATTAACATGCGTAAAGAATCTGGTGGTGATATCAACCGGAAGAATCTTAATCTTCACAATGGTATCAACATTACTAATGAGTTTCTCAAAGCTGTAAAAGAAGATGCAGACTTTAGATTGATTGACCCTAAGACTCACGAACCTACAAAGATTGTTAATGCTAGAGATTTATGGTGGCAGATAATTAATGCAAGAGCAGAAACAGGTGAGCCTTACATGATAAACATAGATACATGTAACGAAGCATTACCCAAAGAACAAAAAGATTTAGGTTTAGAAATCAAACAGAGCAATCTTTGTTCTGAGATTACTTTAGCTACTAACGAAGAGAGAACAGCAGTGTGTTGTCTGTCTTCCGTAAACTTAGAATACTTTGATGATTGGAGTGAGAACCCTCTGTTCATTGATGATTTAATTACTATGCTTGACAACGTGTTACAGCATTACATTGACAATGCTGTTGATACAAATAACTTAGGAGAATACAATGCAAATTTTAAAAGGTTTCAAAAACATATTAAGCCGGGCAAAGAAGGGTTTCTTAAATCTGCTTACTCAGCTTATAGAGAAAGGTCGTTGGGTCTTGGTGCGATGGGATTCCATTCGTATCTCCAGTCTCGCAGCATACCATTTGAAGGTATATACGCTACGGGCTTTAATTACAAAGCATTTAAACACATTAAAAGACATTCGCTTAGAGCAACTGAACGACTTGCTGATGAACGTGGTGAGTCACCTGATGTCAATGGTAGTGGTAGGCGTAATGCTCATCTACTCGCTGTTGCTCCTAACGCTTCTTCTAGCATCATATGTGGTGGCACGTCTCCTTCGATTGAGCCATACAGGGCTAACGTTTATACGCACAAGACTCTCTCAGGTTCGTTCCAAGTTAAGAACAAATACTTAGAAGAACTATTAAAAGACAAAGGATTAAAGAAGGATGAACTAACAGCATTGTGGAAAGACATTGCAGGTAACGAGGGTTCAGTACAACACCTTGATATTCTTACAGACGATGAGAAAGAATTATTTAAAACTGCTAATGAGATAGATCAGATATGGATTATTGAACATGCATCTAAACGTCAAGAGTTTATTTGCCAAGCACAATCAGTTAATCTTTTCTTTACTATACCTACAGCTACCGAACCACAGGAAGTACACGATGAGTATATGCAGTATGTTAATGATGTACACTGGTATGGTATGAACAAACTTAAATCTTTATATTACTTTAGAACTAATGCTGCTCGTAATGCAGAGAACGTAAACACTAAAGTACAACGTATAAAATTAGACGATGCTGAATGTATCGCATGTGAGGGATAATATGAATTGTTGGCATTGTGGAACACAATTAATATGGGGTGGAGATCACGACATAGAAGATGAGAACGATGAATACATTATGGAAACTAATTTAAGTTGTCCTAAATGTAACTCGGCTGTAATAATATATTTACCAAAGGACAAAGAATGAAACAAGAAGAATTTACAGATGTATTTAGCCAGAAGTTTTCTGGGTTTACCAGCCGGATGTGGCTTGATTATTGTGATGAACATAATCATCCACTAACAAAAACAAAAGATTACGCAGGATACGTAATTGAAAATTTAAAATATTTAGTTAAGAGATTTAACAAGGAGAACAGATGAGTTTATTAGACACAAGAGATTACTACAAACCTTTCGATCATGCATGGATGTTTGATTACTATGTTTTACAGAATCAAATGCATTGGATGCCAGAGTCAGTACCTTTGCACACCGATGTAAAAGATTGGCAAGAGATGGATTCTAAAGAAAAGAATTTACTTACACAGATATTTAGATTGTTTACTCAGTCAGATGTAGATGTTGGTGCAGGTTACGTTGATAGATACATGCGTATCTTCCGAAAGCCAGAAGCTAGAATGATGATGGGTTCGTTTGCAAACATGGAATCTATCCATCAACATGCGTACAGTTTGTTATTAGATACAGTGGGTATGCCAGAGATAGAGTACAAAGCTTTTGCAGAGTATGAAGAGATGTCAGACAAGCATGAGTACGTACATAAGATTAAAACAACTAAGTCAGATAAGAAAAGTATTGCAAAAACTTTAGCAGTCTATTCAGCTTTTACCGAAGGACTACAGTTGTTCTCTAGCTTTGCAATCTTGTTAAACTTTCCACGCTTTGGTCGTATGAAAGGTATGGGGCAGATAGTTACTTACTCTATCCGTGATGAGTCTATGCACGTTGAAGCTATGACTAAACTGTTTAGAGAGTTTATTCAAGAGAACCTTGATATCTGGACAGATGATTTCAAGAAAGAAATATATGAAATTTGTAGACAGATGGTAGAACTAGAAGACAAGTTCCTAGACTTAGTGTTTGACATGGGAGACCTCGAAGGACTTACCAAGAAAGATATGTATGCTTACAACAGATACATAGCTGATAGAAGATTACTACAGCTAGGATTAAAAACAAACTATGACCAGAGAGAGAATCCTCTTGGTTGGTTGGACGAAGTGATGGGTGTTGAACATCAGAACTTCTTTGAAGGTCGTGCTACTTCTTATATGAAAGCAGGACTACGTGGTAGACAAGATAAGATAACCTTTGCAAACGTGGAGAGTGATAATGGTTAATAAGAACGAAGCAAACTTAGTAAGTTTTAAAGTGCTTCTTACACGCAAGAATGAAATAGTTACAGAGTTTAGTATGTTACCGGAGGATATGGTCGATGAGATATTCCCTCTTGATGAGAGAGACTTAATCAAAACAATCCTCCGCAACGGTAAGAATAAACTGGGAGACTTACATAATTATTTTCAAAGAGAGTTAAATGTTTTAAAATAAACTAAAAAGAATAGTTAAATCTAACACCCACCTCGTAGTTATTTAAAACAACTGCAAAAGAGACACCATTTATTATCCATAAATCTCTTTCTCTTCTGTACCCTACTTGTTTATCTAAAAAGTAAAAAGCAAGTGAACTACTTACAAGTTTACCAACAATAATATTTTCTATTTTTGGTCGTTTACCAAATAAAGAATTACCTTCTATAAAATTACAGTTAGGTGTTTTTTGACAATTAATCAAGTCATATGTTTGCAAGGTGTCAATCGTTTGTAAAGTTAGATACGAATACCAAAGTTTTTTTTCAGTATTACTCCAGTCTTTAAAATCTGCAAAACTAGGTATACTTAATAATAATAAAAGTAAGTATTTCACCGGCTATCCTGCTAAAGGATTTTTATTTTCTTCTTTAAATATTTTGATATCAGTCTTAACACTTTCGATATCAGCTTTCATACCTGACATATCAGACTTGATGGCTTCGATTTTGTTGGACTGATTATCAATCTTAATTAAAATAGTTTCATCAATCGTCTTGTTCATATAAGACACAGAAGTTTCTAACGCTTCTATTCTTTTTTCAATCTCACCTAAACCATCATCAGTTTCTTTAGCTTGTTGAGCTTTCGATTCTAAGTTTTCAATCCTATTCACATAGGTTGCACCAGTATATCCAAACCCTGCAAGAGTTCCAATGATACCCATCAATGCAATAAACTGTGTTGTTTTATTTTGTAACCAATCCATATTATTCTCCGTTTTGTTTTTGTTGCCAATCATTTATGGCTTGTTTTATACTATCTTCTGCTAACACACTACAATGTAACTTGATAGGTGGTAACTCCAAAGCTTTAGCTATGTCTTTATCTTTTATCTGACAAGCTTCTTCTATTGTCTTTCCTTTTAACATGTCAACAAACATAGTGCTTGATGCTATTGCTGATCCACAGCCATAAGTTTTAAACTTAACATCATCAATAACATGTCTGTTACCATGTAGTTTACATTTAATTTGTAACTTCATTACATCACCACATGCAGGTGCACCAACCATACCTGTACCCACATCTAAATCTTTAGGGTCAAATCTACCAACTGAATATTTTTCCGGGTTATTTAAAACTCCTTCAAATCTATCTACAACTTTACTTGAGTATGCCATATTATAGTGGTGGTTGTAGTTCTCTCATTTCAATCAGTGTTTCTAAACTCTGACCTGCCATTTGATAAAAGCCTTCTATGTTATCTGACAACATATTGTTTGCATAGATATCTGTAGACTCATACCACATATCTTGGTCCGGCAGTGTAACTAATCTATAGTTATTAAAGTTAGGTACAAATCCCATGTAAGCTATGATAGTATTCTCTGAGCCATACTCACCAGTCTCTTCTTGTTTAGCTTCAACATCATCTTGAGCAGCTTGTAAATTCTGGGCTATGACATTGGCTACAGTTTGTTCTGTCTCTGTAGCTGATGCATCTGTAGAAACTGACACATCTATTTGACTTTGTAAAGTTTGAGTAGGTGTTACACTAACTGCGACACTCGTTGTCTCAACTGTCTCAGCTTCAACGCTTACAGAGCTTGTAGAGTTACTCACACTAAAGCTTGTACTCATGTCTAAGACTTGATTGTTTTGTGCAGTAGACGATGCAAACTGTGCTGACATACTAGGTGAGTTGCTTGTACTCATACCACCACCAGAACTAGACGATGATACGCTAGAAGCTCCTGTCGTTCCACCAGTAGCGTGTATAGAATTACCTGATGTAGTTCCACTAACACTAGCTTGAGCTGTGCTTAGAGTAGAGGAGATAACGTTCAGTGCCATTTCTCTACTTATTGAACTCTTACCTTCTGGTAGTATAGCACCAACAACTATTTCTTCTTCTTGCAGTTCTTCTACTCTTTCTTCTTCTACTTCAGCTATACGTTCTTCTTCCATCTCCTCACGCATCTCTTCTATCTCTTCAAAGACTTCTTCTACAGCTTCTTCTTCAAAGACCTCTTCAATAAATTCTTCTTCCGGCTCTTCTGCATACGCAAGTTCTTCTTCCATCCTTGTCTCTTCCTCAAACCATTCCTCCAGTTCTTCAATAGTTTCCAATTCAATAAACGTTTCAGGTTCTCTATAATCTTCTACAAGAAATGTTTCTTGAAAGATAAACTCCTCAATCAATAACTCTTCCACTGGCATAAAGATTTCTTCTTCTTGCATAGGTAAGTCTTGCATAATTTCAAAAGGTTCGTAGTATTCTTCACGAGGAAACATCTGTTCAAAGATTATCTCTTCTTCATATACATACTCAGGCTCTTCAAAAAAGTCATACTCAAGTTCAAAGACATACTCTTCAAAGATTTCTGGTTCTTCAAAAGTGTCATACATGTCATACTCTTCTTGATAACCATAGTCAATCTCTTCTTCAAAGTAAGCCACTGAATCTTGTTGTCTATAGCCTTGACAGAACGGACCGTATTGTGGGTCTAAATTACACTGGAGGTCGTCATAAGCTTCCCAATAGTACGGACATGACTCAGAATATAACTGGTCTATATCGCATTGTTGAGTTTGATAAGCTGCTGCATAACCAGAACAACTTGAATTATTTAAAGGATTACTACAGTCAACACCATTACCACTACCAGAACCATATAACGAACCACCATTTTCTAGTAAAGTATTTGATGTAGTGTTATTCCAGTTAGTACTTACACAGCTACTAGAGTTAGTTGTACCTGTATTACATTCATCGTGATATAAATATTGATAGACTTCAGAGCTACCACTACCCACTTCACCAATTAAAACATCGTGATTAATTATATCTAATGCACCATATCTATACTCAAAGGTATCGTTAGTCCATAGTATAACTTCAAAACTGTTATCAGATGCACGGTTGTATTCACGCATATCATACCAACCAAAGACCGTCTTATCACTAAAGCTTTTAGCTAACATCTTAGAACCGTTATCTCGGATGAGATCAGTCCAAAAAGGTAGCATAGTATAAGTATACTGATTAGCTAAAGGGTCAGGTGTATAATCTGAGCAGTAAGCTCCAGAGGTTTTAAAGTGAAGGCAACCGTTGGTAGCCATTCTAGCAGAGCTAAACGTTTGATTATAAAAATCAAAGTTAAACCCTAGACTAAATGCACTAGAGACTTGATCGTCTCCGGAGTTTAAATTTGTTGTACCTGATTGATTGGTAAGGTCTATTAAAGACTGATTGCCTTCGTAGATATACTGACTAAAGACATTAAGACTTAAGAGACACGCTACTGCGTAGCATAGAATTCTTTTTTGCATTGCCTTTTAGTTTTAGTTTTTCTGGTGTAAATAACTTTAACTGCACCTACCAAATCTCTGTTGATACTGTCTCTGTTAGGGTTTCTATCGTGTGTGCATTGCTTTATAAAAAGTTTTTCTTGGTCTTTTACATCAGGTCTTCTTGAAGCATTCTCAGCCCAAGCTTTAGTAGCTTCTTTACCTATCTGACCTTGATAAGGGCAAGGAGTACCAGCCATTTCCATAGCCTTAAATACTCTCGGGTCTTGACAAAGTATAGACACTGAAGCCACTTTCATACCGGTATCGTACAGATACTTGGAAAGTTTTAAGCGTTCACAGTTCTCGTCAGTTACAGTAGCTCCTGTAGAGAACCCAAATACTTGCCCTTGAAAAGCACCAGAACGACCCACTGTACATAAGTCTTGTGAATAAGACATTATAGATGGTGCAATAGCAGAAGCAGGAGGTGCTTTGCTACGTACATTCTGGTTGATTGTTTGTGTAGAGTTAGACTCGTTTATATTTCTGTTAGTGTTGTCGGACTTAGTATTATTATTATTGGTATTCGTGTTGTCCGTAGTCACATTAGAGTCTGACGTAGATTGATTAACGTTAGTATTGTTATTAGTATTTGTATTGTTACTAGTAGAATTACTGTTGTTATTTACGTTTTGGTTTACTGTAGAGTTTACAGTAGAGTTAGATGTAGACGTAGATGTATTAACGTTGTTATTAGTATTGGTATTATTGCTTGTAGATGTGGAAGTATTAACGTTGTTATTTGTGTTAGTTGATGTATTAACATTGTTATTATTATTAGTTGACGTATTTGTATTCGTATTTACATTAGTATTATTATTAGTATTACTATTTGTATTAGTGTTAGTGTTGGTATTATTATTAGTATTGTTATTGGTGTTAGTATTAGTAGTCACCGTAGTATTAATAGTAGTCAAACCATTGTCTTCACAATACTGAGTACCTGAAGTACAGTCTCCTGTTTGATCTGCACTTGCAGCAAACGCCATTGTTAATAAACCTAACATAAATAATGGTCCAAAAAATCCTCTATTTAAATCACCTCTTGACACGTTATCTCCTATTTAGTTTTTGATGTTGATGTGTATAATCCAAACCATGCAGCACCTGCTCCGACTACTACTGATATGAATCCTGATTGTTCCATTGTTGGGTCAACAATATCCATGAACCAAAAGGTTGTATAGTATAATAAAAACATATACACACTTAGAAAAGCTCTAGGTATTATTCTCCAACTATCCACAGCTTGTGCTACAAATATAAGTTTTTGATAAGGGTTATCGTTCTTGATATCCTCTAACTCTCTTATCCTATCTTTTAGTGCTGACTTTTCTTGCAGCAACTCCATAAACTTATTAAGGTCTATCTCGACCTCGTTCCTATCCATGTCGCCACTAAAGCCACCCATATTATTCTGTTGCATAATGCCCTCTTACTTTTTAACTAAGCTGCCACCGAAGTACATACCTATGATTGCTGATACAAGGTTTGTATCTAGTTGTGTTATTACCAAGCCTTGAAAAGTTATCCATTCAAATACTTCTCTACCGTCTGTAAAGAATAAAAATCCCGGATGAAATAGTGTATATCCTACTGTTACATCAACATCTGGATAATATACTGCTACCAGTTTAGGTAGTATAACGATTGCAAAGATAGACGATAGGGCAATGATACGTCTTGTCCATTGAAACCCTGCGTTATCTACGTTACGTGCAGCATCTACAGCTTTGAGTTGAAACTCGCCACGAGTAATCAACATCTTCTGCTCATCTTGTTTAGCCTTTAGTCTTTGTGACCACAGACTTAATAAACTACTAATTAAAGTAGAACCAAGCATGGTTATAATCTCAAATGGGAACATCATACACCTCTTCTAATAGTTCTTCGTAAAGCCTTCTAAAGTTTTCTAACTCCATAAAACTTAGCCCTTGTCCAATCTGGTGCATTCTATAAATGTTATAGGCTATGCCTAATTGTTTCTCTGTGTAAAGTAGCATTATTTATCCTGTGCATTTAGAAAAATAATTTTTTCTTCTTGTGCTCTATCCCATTTTTGTTCCATAACTTTTTGATCTGGTCCTTGATTCCAATGGTTCATCCACGCATTTTTATGATCTAACTTTCCTGCTGCTAAATCATCAAGAGGTAACGTTCCTCTTTCTGCATCCATATAAAATAATGCATCTTGAGTATCTTCTGATAAGGTTGAAAAATCTAAATCTTTACCACGTTGCTCTAATGCATATTGAATTTCTTTTGATTTTGGAGCATCTGGATATGTTTCATAAAAGTTTTTAGCACGTTGTAAAATAGTTTCGTTTCTACTACTTCCCTCACTACCCTCTACTTGATAACTTCCTCTTGCTGGTCCATTATTATTTTGTACTGTTGTTGGACCTGCTCCTCTTGTCTCTTGCCACTTTACATCATCTCCATATTGTTTTAAAAAAGTAGGGTCTTCATAACCTCTAGCCTGTGCTATATAGTTTAAAATAGCTCCACCATTATTAAAACCTAACCTATCCATTTGCTCTTGGTAAGGTTCACCAGTGTACGGATTAATTCTATCTGCTGGGTCTTCTTTAGTAAAGGGTACGTTGTCTTCTCCTTCGACTATGCCACCAGTTGCATAATTAAATTTAGATGGCTCTGGTTTTGATGGGTCATATCTTAATCTTTTAGATGCTAGTTCTGGGTTAGACCAATGATAATAAGATTCTCTTACAATAGGTAAGTGAGAAAATATAGAATAAATATCATTATATTCTTTTAAAAATTGTGAATACGACTTGTCAGAAAAATCACCATTTAATTTAAAAAATGTTAATTGAGCCTGTGTTAATCGTATAGGTGTAAAAGAATTATTAAACTCGGTGAAAGCTGTTTTTTCTTTATTATTAAAATTTCGTAATCTTTTTCTAGCAATTTTATCAATTTTATATTTGTCTATACCTAATGTAACTGCTCCTTCATAAGCTAATTTAGCTTTAATAAAACTAGGATAGTAGGCATCAATACCGTCTTGATACTCAGCTAACAATTTGTCAGGTGTCATAGTATCATCATAAACATAAGTGTTTAAATTATCTTTTGCAAGTTGTACTTGTGTATTTAAGTCACCAACTTTAAAACTAAAATTTCTTTGTATTCTATCAGGTTTTACAATTTGAGTTCTTTGTCCAGTAACTCTAGAAAATAATTCATCTTCAAGACTTATCTCACCTTTATCAATTCGTTCTCGTTTTTTACCTAAAAATAAACTGTAATCATCTTTAATTTCTCTAGGAATTAATTCTTTTCCTATATGAGATAATATAACTCCTAAGTTATCAGGGTCAGTAAAACCTTTTTGAATATTAAATCCATCTAAATATTCTCCAGTTTCAAAATCTCTACCTTGGAATAAAACATCAAGACCAGCTTCGGTTACAATAGAAGGTCCTAAAAAAGGCTTGACAAATAATTTAGCAGCTTCATATACTCCTGCTCCAATTTTTTCTTTGGTATCTTTTGGATTTCTACCTTCTGTTACTTCATTTAAAAATGCTCTAAGAACATCTGTAACTGGAGCACTAGGGTCTGTATAAGTTAAATCTGTATACTCTAAAAATCCATCTTTAGTTCTATCAAAAACTAATGCACTGTGTTGAGACCAATCAGCTAAATCTAAATCTCTAATAGCTTGTTCTTCTTCATCAGTAACACCAAAAAAGTATTTACTGGTATCAGTTAAACCTTTGTATCCTGCATAAGTAATTGTCATTTGACCAGCCAAACGTTGCATTCCTCTTTCAACTAGTGCTTCATTACCAGAAGCAATCTCATCAATACCTCTCACCAATGTGTGATAATTATTTCTCCACTGCTCTGCAGTAAATGAAAAGAAGTTACCAATAGGTGCTTTTCGTAAACCTAATAAAGTAGGAGAAATTAAATCATATGTAGGCATGGTGTTTCTAACAATGTCTGCAGCTTCTTGTTTTAATTGGTCAGTAGACTTTTTAGCTGTCCCAAAAACCATACCATTTGCTCTTTGTAAAACTTTTAATTCTTTATTATATGTAAGAATCCTATACAAATCATCTTCAGCTACATATACATTTGTTAATCCTTTATTTATTCTACTAGCACCAGAACCTATTTTTCTTAGAATACCATCGGAAACATCATTAAAATTATTTTTAGTGCCAAATTGTAAATCATTAATTAAAGCTTTAAAATCTCCAACTCTAACGTTTTGATTTACCAAACCTAGTTTTTGATATTCATTATAAATTTTACTAAGTTCATCATCGCCTTTTGTTCCAGCTCTACGTAATTGATTAGCTAATATTTCAAAAGATTTATTAGTTTCTTCGCCAAAAGGATTTAAACCATTTCGTAAAACAATAATACCACCACCAATAGTATTTCTAACGTGAGTTGTTAAATTATATACAGTAGCAGCAGCCTGTCCAAAACCTTTACCTTTTAAAAATAAACCATAAAGTTTTCTAGCAGGACCTTGAGTATCAACTTGGTTCATTTTATTAAATAATCTAGCAACATCTGGTGTAGTTTGTGCTCCGTTTAATCTACCAAACTGTTCACCCTTAATAGTTCCTTGTCTCATTCGTGGATCAGGGGCTACTGTTTTTTTAGTTGTTCCTTTAAAAAACCATTTACCCAATCCTTGATCTGCTAAATCATCAAACATTCTATATTTACTCTGTTGATGAGCAAGAGTTTCAATGGTTCTAAACACAGCAGTTGTTGTTGAAACAGTTTGCCCCCCAAGTAATTCTTCAACAGCAGGTTTTAATGTTACTCTAGCTTTAAATAATTTTTCAGCTTTTGGAGCACCAAAGACTTTATTAATATGTGTAGATGCAGCTTCTAATTGATCTCTGCTCATCCATTTTTGAACAGTGACTTCAGCTTCTTGCTGATAATAATCATCACTTTTTAAACGTTTTAATCCTCTAGCTACATCTGCTGCTTTAATACTTTGTTTGACTTCAGCAATAGCTTTACTAACTACTTCTTTTGAAGGTGTCCAGTTTGGATTTTCAAAAATTTCATAGGTCTTTCTTAAATAAGTACCCATGTTTTTTTCTATTTCTTCTCGTAAAGCTTTTGGAATGTGAGACGATTGTAATAATAATTTACTTAATGCATCAATTGTTCCTCTTGCTTGTTTTGCATAAGGTCTTACATTTTCTGGTAAATCTTTTAGTTTAATCTTCTTACCATTTTTTAAACTGCCTACCATAAAATGTCCAAAGTCTTCTTCTATGTCTGCAAACTTTACTTTAGAATCTTTAGCAGCTTCTTTCATTGTAACTATTAGATTAGAGTGTAAATCCATAGCTCGTTGCGACCAACCAATTCTATCATACTCACCAGATTTTATAATCTTATGCATCTCTGGAGAGTTCATTCCGGATGAACGTCTTAAATTAAACCAACCACGTTGCATTACTTTTTGAGCTTCGTTTATACTACGACCTAACGCATTATTTCTAAATATTTTAGCGTTCCAATCTGTTACAAGATCAAGATCAGGTTTAGGTTTGTTTACAACTTTAGCAGCTTTATCAGATTTTCTACCCTCGTTAATAACTTTCTTGAAAGCATCAACCGCTTCTGGTCCTTCACCTTTAATTTGATTAATTAATTTTGTAGCACCTTGTACCGTAACCTTTCCTATCCCAATAGCAGTAGATACTGCACCCGTCATAAAGACTCCATCTAATAACAAAGATAATCTTCTAGCTGTTTCTGTGCTGTCTTCATCAGCATCTAAATAATTAAATAAATCAGCTAAAGCATTATCATCATCACCAAAATGTTGTGCTAATTTACTAGCTACAATTGTAAACTCTGGGTCGTCTGCGAATGCAAATTGTGAAGCTAGTTCAGTTTTAGCTATCATAGCACCAGAATTAATTAATCTATTTTTAAATAACTCATTACTCTCTGCAGCTAGTCTAACTTTTGAAGGTCTACTTTTCCACGAGGGTCAAGTTTAACTCTTTCTTTTAGTTTATCTGTAATTTTACTAATACCTTTAGTAACTTTAGCCCCTTTTAATGCTTGAAATCCATAAACTAATTCACCTAAAGGTCTTGCAATAGCTTCTGCTGTGCTTTCAGCTTCTTTTAATTCGTAATACTCTTCACCTGTTTTTTCATCGTACTTTGTTTCATACAAATCTGTTTGACCAAACCGAGTAGAGCCAAAAGGTTTTCTAATAAATTTATTAACACCCCTTTCAATATTTTTTTCTACATCTCTTTCAGTTAAGTTTATATCTTCACCGGGCTTAGTTAAAAAATCATCTGCACCCATTGAAAAGTTGTGCATGAGATTTAACATTGATGATGTAGATTCTCCTATTACATTTGCTGCTGTTCTACGTAAGCCTTTAAATCCTCTTTTTTCTGCAGCTTCTTCAATGTCTTTATCTTGAATTGAAAATAATTTTTTATAATAAGACGGGTCTTTTTTAAGTGGGTCTTCTGGAATAATTTTAGATTGCTCTCTATAGTCAGCAACACTTTTATCTAAGTTTGAGGTAGAACCCTCTGTTGCATAATCTAAAAAATTATCAAAGTCCATCTCCGAATAAAATCTAGGAGTAGTACTATATAAAGTTTTAAGTTCAGAAATATCTGAACCAACTTCTCTTTTAGTTTTTAAATCGTCTTTGTAAACTTCGTAACGTGAAGCCATAAATATATTACCTGTTTAGCTTAATTAGCAAACCCAGCAATTTCATCAGGGTCTGACATTAATAAATCAATGTTATATTGTGCATTTCTTACTAAATTTTTCACGTAAGACTGTTGTTTTAAGTCTTTAATTATTGCTTGATACTGATTAGTTTCATCATCCCAAGATGTATTTCCAATCGTATCTGCACCTAAATCTTTTGTAATATATCTATACAGTGCTTGATCTTCTGGTATTGTTGAATTTTTATATTTAGCTAATAAAGTTTGATCTATTCTTGTATTTGCAACAGCAAGTGTTGTAGCATCGTGTCCTGAAGCAACCAACGTAGCTGTATCAATTGCAATAGTTGGGTAAAGCTGTTGTTTAATCTGGGCTTTAGTTTTAATTCCAAACTCACCTGCAATTTTATTTTCAAAGAACTCAGCTTCTTTTTGTTTTAGATAAGCTGCTTTTTTAGCAGGAGCATCTAGTCCGGGAGCAAGTTTTCCTGTTATAGGATCAACTCTATTCCACTCTGCATTAGCTTCCATATCGGCAGCAAGTCCAGCATAGAATCTTGCAGCATCTTTAATATCTTCTTCTGCATTTGGAATACCAATAGCAGTTCTAATTTCTTTATCTCTTAGAGCAGTAAACTCTTGTTCATCCATAGTTTTATATTGATCTGTATCTCTTAACTGTGCATATTTATTTGTAATGTCTCTAACGGTAAACTCATGTTCTTTGATAAATTTATTGGTAATAGAAGATGATACTTCAGTTTCAAATGCATTTACTGTTCTTTCATTTCTTGGTAACTCTTGGAACTGTTGTTTAAGAGCTTTACCATAAGCACTTTCTGGACTAACACCATATTGAGACTCTAACACAGTATCAATCTGACCTCTTTCAATAATAATATTTTTTTGCTGAATAGGACTTACAAGTTCTTTTCTATCGTTAGCATCCATACCAACAATATTTAAACGTGCTATAGGATTGTTAAATATCTCAGCATCTTTAACTTGTTGAGCATACTCGGCTTGTTCTGTTTTAGTTTTTTCTAATAGCTTGTCTTGATAATCTCCACCAATTCTTCCACCGCTTATTTTATTTAATCCTCTGTGTACTAAACTAATATTTTGTGGGCTAGTAATTTCTCTACGTTTAGCTTTAATATAGTCTAAAGCTTCTTTTGTGTACTCTTCTTTACTACCTAATCTTGGAGTATCTTCACCATATACTTTTTTAAACTCTTCATATTGAGCTTTTGCAAAATTTTCTTTAAATGCTCTTTTTTGTTTTGTACCACTAATGTTACTACCATCGTAATAACTGGAATTTAAACCATTATCCTCAACCCATTTATCAAACGCTGTATTTGCATCAGCATCATAATATTGTGATACAGTTTTATTTTGTATTTCATCGTATTGATTTTGTAACTTTAATTGTTTATCATAATTAGCTTTTGCATTAGCAAGTTTGTATGTTTTTTCGTCTTCTAAATCTTCTAATTGACTCATTACTTGAGATTGCATTTTACTTTCTTTAGCATTAAAAAGAAATGAAGCTAATAGTAAATTTCTATTTCTATTACTTTTTTTTCTGTTACCACTAAAATAAGCAGCAGCTAAATCACCAAAATTTGTACCTGCACTTTTTTTACCTAATAAACTTGTGAAATCTTTTACTGCCATATTATTTGTCCTCTTTACTCAATAAACTATCAGGTCTGTCTTGACGATCTAGTAGTCCTTTTGGTAATTCAATTTTTTCTATTTGTTGTCTAACTTCTACTGGTATCGTTTGTGGATTAATCTTGTTAAGTGATGCATTTTTAATTTCTTTTAATGCATTGTTTCCCATAGTTAAAGTTTTTAAATTTTCTTCTCCACTAGTAGGCTTCTTATTTAATTCTTCATCTGATTCTAACACATAATCTATTTCTGCTTTTTCAGCCAATGCCATAATCATATACATGGTTGGCTCCATTAATAATGTCATTAAATCAGGATTCCATTTACCTTCTAAGAAACCAGAATATAAAACAATAGATGCAAGGTCTACAACACCAACACCATTAGCAACTGATTCTAATAAATTAGGAACTGTTTCTGGAGTTGTAAGTACACTAAATACATATAAAGATGCTTCTTTAGTATTAACAAACTCTGGTGGTTGTTCCCACTTATAAGGTTGCTTTGGATCATTTGTAAGTGATTGTCCGGGTACAGATTTACCTGTAGCTAAACTATTACCTAAAAATTCTACTGCTTTTTCTGATATTGCCATGTTCCTATCCTATTGCTTGTGGAGTTGCTAATGGTTGATAAAATTGTGATAAATAATTTGGAGACCCTGTACCATAAAGAGTTTGTTGTGATAACTCTTGAAAGCTTGGCATACGTGTCATGCCTGTAGCTGCCATTGCTGAAGGAGCTACTGCTTGTATGTAATTTCCTTGAGCAGCTTCTGCTAATGGTTGAGATGCAACACCAGCACTTCTAAATGGTTCTTCATAATCACCTTGTAGCTCACCCATAATTAATCCAGTTGTAACACCTTGTACAGTATCACCGACAAAATCATCACCAAATAATTTACCATCTTCTCCTAGTACAAAGTCTTTAGCTGCATTATAACCTTTAGCAAATAAATTTTCTCTAGGTAAACTATCAGCATACTTTAATGTTTCTGCATCTGTTAATGCATCTGGATATTTTATTGATTGCGTAACAGGAACTTGTTCAGTAGGAACAAAGTCTTGTAAATTAATATTATCAATACCTAAATCTCTTTTATTTGCTATATCGTCTGCTATTGCATTAAAATCAACAGTTGGACCTGACGTAGCTTGACCTGATACAGGAGCATTAAAACTATCTGTAAGCATCTCTGGAGATATTTTACCAGCTTCTAAATTTGTATACTTACTTGAATCAAAAGCTAATTTAGTTTGATCTGCAAGATTATTTTTAACAACAGATAAAGGTTGATCTAATGCAGGTACAGCTTCATTAATAAGACTATCTGTAATAGTTGGGTAAACATTTGTAGAACCTGAAATAGCAGCACTATCAATAGCACTAATAGCTGAGTTAGCTACATCCATATTATTTGTAGCGTTTGCTATTTGACCAGCAACTGTTTGATTTGTTGCAGTAGTTGATACAGCTTGTTTTGCCAAATTGTCACCAGCTAGTAAAGCTGTTTCACTTAGTTTTGCCGATGCACCTGCTGATTGTATTCCTGATGCAGCTATGGCTTCTGCAGCAGCAGCATCACTTGCAGCAGTTGTAGCAGCTTGAGTAGCTGTAGTAGCTGTCGTTGCCCCTGCTTTGGCTGCACCTCCAAAGACACTTTGTGCCCACCCTGTTAATCCTTTAGCGACTGGACCCATTAACATGTATAATCCTACAGCACCTATAACCGCACCTAACTTGCTTCCAAAAACTTTACCAAGTTTTTTACTTATTTTTCTACCTACTTTTCTTAACCATCCCATTATCTATCTCCTCCACCTGTGAAGTTAACATAATTACCAGAGTATCCACCACTAAAAGAATTACCTAAACTACTAACTAAAGTAGTTAAGTAATCATCGTACACTTGTCCAGACTTACCTTCGTTAGCCAACGCTGTTGATATTATTTGTGCCTTTCTATTTTCTTCGTTTTCAAAAGCTCTGAAATCAAAGTCAGCTTGATCTCTTAATTCTTGCCATAAGAACGATTGTGACTGCATACTTAAACCATAAGCATTCTGTGCGTTCTGCATGTTGATTTGATTTTGTGCAGCAGTGTTAATTGTATTAGCTTGTCTTCTCCATTGAACATTAGAAGCTTCAACAGCAGCAGCGTTTTGTGCGTTCCATTGATTCCTTGCAAAGTCTTGTTGAGAATTAAACTGATCTACTTGTGTTACTAACTGAGCATTAAATTTATTTAGATCAGCTTGTCTTTGTGCATCTCTGGCTGCAGCAGCGTTATCTTGTGTAGCGTTAAACTGTTCCATTGCATTCATTTGAGAAGCATTATATTGATTCATCTGTGCTTGTAAGTTACTCATAAACTGATTAGTTTGATTCTCACTAGCAGCATTAAACTGAGATGCTGCATTTTGAGCAGCTTGATTACTTAACACACGTTGTTGATTTTGTTGAGCTTTTAATATATTTGCTTGTTGATTATTACTTAGATTAGTTAAATCCATTTGTAAGAATGCTTGAGCATTTTGTATTTGTGTACGCTGATTAAAGTCTGCTTCAGTTAAGTTAGCCTGAGACATTAATGCTGCATCTTGTATAATAGTTTGTTGATCCATTGTAGCATTTGTAATACCTACAGTTTGTAAGAACTTACTATTAGAAAGTGCTATCTGCTGGTCAGAACTAAACTGAGCCATATCCATTTGAAAAACGTTACTAGCATTTGTTAATGCTGTTTGTTGTATCCTTGCAGCATTGGCTTCAGATTCTTGAGCTTCGATAGCTCTTTGTTGTCCAACACTAGCTTGTATCGCTTGTGCATTAGACTGAGCCATCGGCATAGCTGATGTTATAATAGCATTGAACAAGGCATCTCTACCTACAGTTGAAGCTTCCATACCACGTTGAGCTAACATAGATTCTACTGATGCAACAGCAGGTCTCGCCCATGTAGGAATTTCACCTTCTTCAATACCACTTAATAAACTATCTAACTGATTAGAAACTAAAGCTTCTTCCGGAAGACCCTCAATAATACCTCTTTGTTCTTCACTAAAATCTGCTAGACTAGCTTCTAAAGTTTCTGGGTCGTTACCCAGTTCTGTAATATCTGCATCACTTAATCCAGCGTTTGCTAGTTGTTTCTTAGCCCTTGTAATACGTGATAAAGAACTACCTACGTTCATAACAGCAGTTGATTTAGCTCCTTCACTTAACGTGCCGATAACTCTTTCAGTTAATGCACCTCTGGAATATCAATGGTGCAGATTGAGTTGGGTCTATACGTTCAACACTGCAGCTTGTGCAACAGCATTGGTTGATACTTGTCCAGTTGCAGCTTCTACTTGTGCATCCGGAGCTACAGTGGTTGCTGTCATTCGTGCAGCTTGTATCTCTTGTGGAGTTTGTGCGGTTGTTACATCACCTGTAGTAACTGTTTCTGGTGCAACTTGTTCAGCTTGATCAGCAGTAACCGTTGTAGGGTCTGCCATTGTTGTAGTTGTTGTCGATATATCTGTATCAACTTGTTCAGCATCTGGAATAACTGCAATTTCTGGAACTTTTCCTCTAGCAGTTTCTTGAATTTCCTTCCCTGTTTCAATTATTCTAGCTCCTCTCTCTTGATTAAACTCTCCTCTTTGTTCAGATTGTTCTAATTCTCTAATACGAGCAGCTTCGGCTGCAATTTTTGCTAATCTAATTTTTTCTAATCTAGCTTGTTCTCTATCAGCTATTTGTTGTTGAGTTTCCCAAGTTCCAAGTTTCATATTCCAAACAGCATCTTCTTCTATACCTTCAGGTCTTACAAAAGATTTACCATCCCATACGAATCCATTTTTACGGCTTACAGTACCTATTGCTATGTCTGTATTACCACCTCCAATTCCTGAACTTCCTGATGGTTCTTCTTCTGGTGGTCGTGTTGGTGCAGGAGTCGGTGCAGGAGTCGGTGCAGGAGTCGGTGCAGGTGTAGGGGCTGTGGTAGGTGCTGGTGATGGTGTAGGTGATTTATCCCTATCAACTTGATCAAACTCATCTCTTCCACGACCTCTTGTTTGAGGTTGAGGATTACCTTTTACTATAGGCTCTTCGTTATTTTGTACTTTTTTTACAAGTCTTCTAACTGTATCACCTAGAGCATATCCAACTCTACCACCTTGAGTATAGTCTTGTCTTTTAACTGAACTTCTTTTTCTGTTCTTTCTTTTATTAGCCATTATTAAATCCTATATACCTATTTTACTTAACTTCAAAGAGTTTGTCAACCTTTTCATGTAACTTTTCCATTCTTTCCATTAAGAGATTAAAATCATCTTTTAGTTCTAGTTTTGTGACATACTCTTTTGCAATCTCTTCACGTGTTTTATTGATGAGTATGTCTTGTCTTTTAAGCTCTGAAGAGTTTACTCTAAGCTGAAACCAGATTGGAGCAAGTATCAAAGTTATGAGAACATTCCAAACAATGTAAGGTGATACCATTTCCATGTTAGTCTACCAGTGGTAGTTCGCCAAGAGGTCTGACGGGTGGTGTAGCATCGTTGTAAACATATAAAGCTGCTAAAGCATCAACGTTTGCAGCGTTGTCTATAGCTGTACACATAGCGTTAGCTTTAGTTCTAACTGCAGCTCTTTTAGTTGTAATAGAACTAGGAACTGCTGTACCGCCTTCTTGTGCTCGTATAACCATCCAGTCTGTAGGTTGTAAGATGCCACCGGCTTGAGAGTTTATTTTCTCTTTATGAAGATATTTTAATCCTCTAGATTTTAACTCGCCTTCAGTTCCAAAACCATCTGTTTCTTCTTGAGCTGTATAAAGTATATCGTCTAAAGATTTAGCTGTAGCTGTACCATAACTTGCAGTGACTGTAGAGTCTGCAAAGTTAAAAGATTGGTCTGTGTTTGTGTAATACTCTGTGTTTTTTAAATTAGTTTTATCAAAAGCAACTGCATAAATACCTATGGCTTCTAACTCATCGCTAGTCCAAAGCATGAAGATGTTGCTAGGATATTGAATATCTCCTATTGTTAATTGTGTAGGTCGTGTATAGACTTTGCTAACACTTCCTGATTCTACTAAAGCCCACATAATTTACCTCGCTGTTGTTGGGATTCCTGTTGATGTTACAAATGGATTTTCTGCAAAAGCACAAAACGCATATTTTTTTCCAGATTCATTAAAATTAGAACCAGTAGTTCTCCATTTAAATCCATTACTAAGTATGTCTATTTTTGTATTTGCATCGCTATAAGCTGCATTAGATGCTCCATGCATACCAATTGGTTCTCCTGAGTCTGCATTAAATGGGTTTCTTACATTATCAAAACCTAAAGTATATCCAGTTCTATCTATAGGTCTTACCCAAATAAGTGCTGGTTTAAATCCACAATACACAAAAGTTCCATTTGCATTTCCATTACCAATATATTCTCCTATTTTTTTAAAACCTTGAACATCAGTATGGCAAATTGCTAAGTAACTATAGCTTGAGTTATTTACATCATTAAAAGAACTACTTTGTTCTAAAACACTAAACACACTTGAAGTTCCTTCTCCACTTACATCTGCTGTGACAAGACCATTAAGATTATTTTCCTCAACATTACCGGCAGCATTCAACTGACCTCGTATACTGTAACCGTCTGTATTAGCATCCCACCAATAAGGGCGCAAGGTGTGATTACTAACATGAGTATCTTGAAATACTTGGATTAATTTTGGTCTTTTACCAAGCCCATGTCCTATTGTTCCGTTTGCACCAGTACCATCCCAATGCACATAACTCATACCAGCAGCTTGATTAGCTCTAACTGTTGATGTAATACTACCATCGTTATTAGTTGTATTAGATGCTCCTGTTTTTTTAAAAGCCCATACCACATATTCACTATTATCTTCATTCTGGTAATAACTACCCTGATTTGTTGTATCAAGTGTAATACCATTGCTGTCAAATGAATCACAGTTACCTGCATTAGGTCCAGATAAACCAGTACTGTTTGTTGCTAACCAATGATAACCTGCACCGTGATATTCAGTTTCTAATATGTTGTGCATATATCCGCCAGAAGTTCGTTTAGCCATCCATATTTGACCGGGTTCTAAATCAACGCTTCCATCAAAAGTTAATGACCTATTAGCACCAGTATTACCTGTTCCTGTGTATAAGTAACACAAAAGTTCTGATTCACTGTTATCTATTGTTGTATAAGCCATTATCCGTACTCCGCTAAATTTTTAGTGCATAAGGCATAGTAGCCTGTGGGTGGTGCGTATTCAAAAGTTCCGTATGTTCCATCACTTGCCGCACTTGAGATTGATATGGTTGTATAGCCACCATAGTTGCATAACATTGAGGTATTACCATTATATAAAGACGGACCAAAAGCATGAGCTTGAGTAGGTTCTATTAAATCAATAGCACCAGTACCAGTAGCTCCACTAGTAGGGTCTCCTGAGTTTTGCCATGTGCCATTTTTTGCAAAATAAACTTTTCCATTATCCATATCTAGAGCAATAGACATTATATCGCTGTTATTCCAAGTTGCTCCATAAGAAGAAGCACTTGCACCAATGTATTTGTTTCCATCATTAAAATACCCAATAGAATCAGAGGTTGACCCATAATAAGAAAAACCAGCTTCTCCTCTACCTATACCTGAATTACTGAAAGGAACAACACCTACGAACTTACTACCAGCACTATCAACATGTTTAAATTCTGCATACCACTTTCCACTTTCTGCACCCATAGTTGGGTATACAGATTTCCAACCACCATATGCATTGGTAGTAAATTTTGTAGCTCCTTCAGGGTAAGTACCTACAGTTAAATAAAAAGGATTAAAAGTTGCAAAATTATTGGTCGGTGTGTCAGTTGATTGGTCGACTGCTGTAATAGCACCTTCTGTCCAATCATTACCATTACCACTTTCATCATCACCTAAGTCTGAAGCATCTGCGAAGTCTAAATAAAATCCATTAGTTCCATAAGAACCTGTATATTCTTTAGGAATCCAAATACCAGTATCACTATCAACTTCTCCAAACTCTGTAGGTGCTAATGCAGAACCATCAATCAAATTTGCTTCTGCCATATAGCCAGAAAACTTTGAACCATAATTACTATATTGACCAATTCTATGAACAGTTGCTTTGTTCATTCCTGTGTCGTCATTGCTATCTGCATTTTCATAAGTGTTATTTGAAAAAGCTGTTTCTCTTACACCATTTATATAAAGTTTTAATCTATCAGCAGCAGTGCCATCTGTTAAATCACAAACAATAACAGCATGATACCAAGCTGAAGTGTCTTTAAATCTTCTGCTTGTTGCCATAAAAAAATTTGTACTAGCAGACCTAAGATTTAACCAAGCTGTATCGTCAGTTTCAAAATACATATAAGTATCTAATGCAGATATAAGAGTTTGAGAAGCACCTAGTTCAGTTCTTTTAAACCAAACACTATAAGTCCAAGTTTTCATATTTCCATCAGAACTTGGTGTTCTATATAATTGTTCTGAATTATCAGCTTCAAATTTAATAGAGTTACCAATCTCATACCCACCAGTAGATATACTTCCACGATTAGCTGTACGTTGTAATACTTCCATAGATTATTAAGTTTGTGCCATGTTCTGTACTCTGCCAATCTCTTGCCAGACAGAACCATTGTATCTAAAACTAAAGATGTCAGTCTTGTTAGCTGTAGCAGTCACCGTAGGAGCTGTACTAGCTGCAAATTCAAAGACTGTGTTCCAAGCTATTGTTCTTGGTGTACCACCTTGTGCAAGTTCTACAGAGATGATTGCACCCTCTACAGCGTTACTTGGTGCTGAGAAAGTTGTGTTCTCTGTGGTTACATGATAAGCATTTGCTGCTGCTGCAGCGTTCCAAGCTACTGCGTTAGAGCTTGATGTTATTGCTACTTGAGATATGTTTGCTGAAGTCTGTGATGTTACTACACCTGAAGTGTTAAGCGTACCATCAATGTCTGTGTTGTCTAAGTTAGCAGTTCCATCAACATCTATGTCTCCAGAAACATCTAAACTTACTGCATCAACTTCACCTGCTACTGTCAATACTCCATCAGCTAGAGTCATTAAATCTGTATCATCGGTATGACCAATAGTAGTACCGTTAATAATTACATTATCAACAGTAAGAGTTGTAAGCGTACCAAGACTTGTAATGCTTGATTGTGCTGCACCTGTAACTGTTGCTGCAGTTCCTGAAGCATTTCCTGTTACGTTACCTGTAACATTACCTGTTAAGTTTGCTACTAATGTTCCGACTGCGTAGCCTGTTGCACCTGTGTTTACTGTGGTGCTTGGTGCTGTTTGAGAATCTACAAATAATCTAAATGTATTATCAGTAGATGCATCATAAAATAATCCAGCATATTTTGTTGTACTTGATTCTACATATTTACCATAGAGTCCAAAGTCTGTAGCGTTACCACTATTATTTTGTGATAAAGCTTGGAAGTTAGAGTTAGATAGTAACGAACCTGTTTGTGTTGTACTACCTGTAACTACTAAGTTTCCTGCAACTGTTAAATCATTTGCAATGGTTACATCGTTAGATAACTTATCGCCTGTAACTTGGTCGTTAGCTATATGAGCTGTATCAATACTACCGTCTGCTATTTGAGCAGAATCAATAGCATCGTCTGCTATCATAGAATTTACAATAACATCACTACCAATAACTAAGTCTATTGTACCGTCACCATCTTGATATGTTGCTGCAATACCTGTTTCAGTATTACTTGAGAACATAGCACCGACAGTATCTTGTACAACTTCTGATAAATCAATGTTAGCTGAACCATCAAAAGATACACCGTGTATAGTTCTAGCAGTTGTTAAAGTAGCTGCTGAACCTGTAGTGTTTTGATTAAGTGTTCCAACGGTTAAATCTATAGTACCATCTGAATCTTGATATTCAACTGTAATACCAGACTCAGTATTAGAACTAAACATAGCTCCAATAATATCTTGTAGTTCTTCAGTTGTATGTATATCAGATGTTAAAGCTATCGTACCTGTAGTTGCTGGTAACGTTGCTGTAATGTTACCACTAAAAGCAGAGTGAGCAGGTGCTAGTAATCGTGCATAATGAGCATTAGATGATTCACAATAAAAATCTACATATGATTGTGCTCCACCGTTTTTAATTGCTATAGCACCTTGTGATATTGCTACTCCATTTGTAGAGCCACCAGCAATACCTAATGTTCCTGCAATAGTAGCATTAGTATCTGCTGTTAAAACACCAGTCACATCTAACGTACCTGCAATATCTATGTTAGTATCGAGCATTGAACTGACAATAGAGTCAGCACCAATTACAAAGTCTAATGTATTATCTGAATCATCGTAAGTTACAGATATACCTGTTTCAGTATTAGAGCCAACCATAGCTCCTACCGTATCACTAATTGTTTCTGCTAGTGTTACACCAGCTATAGTAATTGCATCGGCTTCTAAAGTTCCGTCAATGTCTGCATCACCACTAATATCTAGGGTAGCAGCATCAAGTTCTCCAGAGATTGTGATGTTTCGTCCACCAGTAATATCTTTGTTAGCATCTGTAATAATAGCTTTACTAGCTATGACAGTTCCGTTAGTTATACCATCTATAAGGTTTATATCGGCTGCACTAGCTGTTACACCATCTAATATGTTTAATTCAGCAGCAGTGGATGTTACACCATCTAATATGTTTAGTTCTGCTGCAGTAGATGTAATGGCTGTACCATTAAAGTTAATAGCATCTGCATAAAGAGTACCGTCAAAGTATCCATCTTTAAACTCTAAAGAGCTAGTACCTAAATCAATATCGTTATCTGTTACTGGTACAATAGCACCATCGGCTATATATAACTGTTGTACAGGACTACTAGATACTTGTACATAAAACTCAATGTAGTTATTTGTTGTATCAATTAATACTTTATTATTTGGAGCAGTTTCTCCTGCATCACCAATAAGACCAATCACTGGACCTTCAGCAGCAGTACCATCATGTGCGTGACCTGATGTGTTGCTAAAAGCATTTAAAATTTGATTGTATTCGTTATTGAATAGTGCAGCAGTTATTGTGTCTCCATCTGAAAACGAACTCTGTCTTATGTACCCTGCCATTTGTTTATCTCCTACCTGAAGGTATAAAATCTATATATAAACCATTTATCTTGTATGGTGCTTTTGTATCCTCTGTAACAACTGTAAAGTTATTACTTGTGCCACTTCCTTGTACTGGTATTCTTACCATAGGTGCTGACGTTCCACCAAATACAGTTGAGTTAAACACTGCATCTCCAAAGATTGCAGGTGGATTAACTGTACCAAAAGAAAAATCTCCTGTTGGCTGTGGAATATCTTGACTGTTAAAGTCGTATTTAATTTGTAGTGCTGGAGTTACAACTCCTTCGGCTGAAACAGAAACTCTAACATAGTGTAAAGTTTTTAAAGTTCCTAAGTCTCCGTAATCGTAATCTGGTGTGGCATATCTAGCAAGTATGTTAGACCCATTAAAGTCGTTACCTGAATCGTGTACAAGCACATAGCCATCAGTATCACCGTGAAAATATTTTTCAACACCATCGTTATTAAATCCAGCTCCTATACTGGTTACTTCTATTCCTCTGTTTCTGACCACTCAAACCCGTTTGGTCTAAGTGTTCCTATAATTCCTTCTTGTTGTGCGTGATACTGTGTATCTGCATAAAATAATCTGTACTGAGACTTTTCTCTAATAACAACACTTGATATTATATACTTGTCAATGTTTCTGCTAACTGTGTAATAATAGGCTGGATAGCTTTACTAACTGTACCCAACTCAACGTCTCCAATCCTTGCAGTACCAGCAACCGTTCTTAATCCATCGGGTGCTAAGAAAATAAGGTCACCGCCTATCTCTTGAATACTGTAGCCTGATAGACAACCAATGTTTTTTGCCACTGGAATTACTACCGGTGTACCGTTTATATCTTGTAGCTTAAATATACTGTTTCTACAAAATATAAAAAGTTCATTACGGAAACTTTTAATTCCTACTATCTGGTCTGATAAGGTTATAGAACCTGCACCAGTACCAGTAAAACTTGTAGGGTCTAATAGTTTACTGTAAAATACTGTACTAAGATTATCCTCAACACCTGCAACAATTAAATGTTTATCGTGTATTTCAGAGTGTGTTGCAAACTTTGTACCTGTTACAGTAACTTCACCACTAAAGTATGTTCTAGTATTTATATTAGAACCTGTGCCTTCCATTCTAAAATAGTAAGGTTTGTTAGCTCCATCACAAATTACTAAGAGTCCATAATCATATGTAGGTCCTTCAAACAATGAAAAGCTAATCTTGCCTTGTCCTGTTCTAGTAAGAGTACTACGACCTGTAAAAGCTGTGTAGTTATCTCCACTAGCATCTACAGAACTTCTACTTATGTTTAACCAACTTGTACCATCTTGACTAAAGAATATTCCTGTCGATGCACAAGCTACAACACCATCTCCATAAGGTATTACCCCATGAATGGTATCAGCACTACCACTTACTAGTGCAGCACTACCAGCTCCTAATCTACTATAACCATTAATACGTCTATAGCCACCTTCGATAGAGACTTCAAAGTTTCTAAGGTCTGTAGCTACACCGGGAGTTTTAAGTAAGTCAATCTGATTAGAAGCTTTGACTAAACCACCGGCACATGCAACTGTATAAGGTTGTGATGTTGCCATAAATTATTTTTTAATTAGGTTTGGCTGTTGGCATTTCACCATTACTGTAAGATGGTTGTCCACCTTTATTTAAACCAACTCTACCACCATTAGACATAGGTTTTTTTGCAGCAGCCATATTTTCTGCTTTAACTTTATCAATTCTTAATTGCTCACGATAATCTTTTGCAAGTTTTTTATCAAATTGTTTTTCGGTCATTCCTTTATATGGTTGTGGATTAAAAGATGTTTTTTTTCTTTCTGCTGCTGACATTCTTTTTTTAATAACTTTATCTCCTACAGCTTTTAATCCTTGTGTTTCTTTAATTTGTTGAAATGCTTTAGGTCCATATTTCTGTAGTCCTTTTTTTACACCATGTTGTACAAAATATCTTCCTGCTGTTGCTAGTGCAGGTCCTGCTAATAATGGTAATGCCATAATTTTCTCCTATATTAAATTAAAAGTACTTTCTATCGTCTGTCATAGTACGAGGAGTAGGATTAATCAAATTAGATTTCATGCTCCTCAATGCTTTCTTGTAATCGTCCATAGCAAACGCTGCTTGTTGTGGAGATTCTTTGAACTGCCATACATAGTATCTGCTTTTAGCAGTTATAACATTCGTGTATTGTTCTGGGAATACAACTGTATCTCCATGAGCTGAAAGCTTTGTAGGCTTTTCAAACGCATAGAAATGTACGTTGTAAACTTTATCAGGGATTGGACTTAAGCCAAACTTCCTGCCATCTGGTGATTTAATAACTCTGCAAGGCTCACCATAAGCCTGTGAATCTGCATCGTCTATGTTTTCGTTGTCTCTGTAATATCTTTTCCAATCAGCTAAGTTTAAAAACTGTAGTCCTCTTGAGACAAAAGGAGCTGATTCACCACTCACGTTAATAGTGGTTAAATAAAAATCATCCCAGTCTATCGAAGCGTAATCGTCTTGAACGCTTGAGCTACTAGCTTTTAACTCGTACCATCTAGTACCAGCCACTGTAGCCACTGTCACGTTTCCATAGAAGGGGTCAGTTCCACCACTTTCGCCTACTGCAAAAAATGGTAACTGTGGTTCTTCATTTGCTATATCGAATATAGACTTGTTGATGGCATCCTTAGTAAACTGCTGAAGTCCTACAGCACTTGAAAAGTTTGCAGACGTAAGAGGTATCTCATTGAGTTCTCTTAGTACTTCGTTAGTTAAATCTAAATATGTTGTTGCCATTATTTACCTTTAGCTTTTAGTTTTGCTTTCTTACTTAAATCTTTAAAGTGATAAAGTCTTTCACTTGTTTTTGTATGAGTTTTATTAGAGTGTAATTGTCCGTTAGGCATTTTATGAGTGTTGCCTTTAAATTCAGTTCCGTCTCTTTTGTAATGAGGTACGCCTTTCATACTAATTAATCTTTGCTTTTTAAGCTTTCGTTATAATCAGTTTTAGTCATGCATTGTTTTTCCATGTCTGAAATACTAGCATATCCACCTTTACCATACATCATGCGACCCATACTAGCTTTTTTTCTTTCAGGGTTTTTAGAACCATATGCTCGTTGTTTTCTTTTCATTCCATACATTTTCATAATTATTCCTTTAAAAGTGGAGGAGTCCGGAAACTCCCCCGTTAGACTGTTTCGTCAATACCGTGACTGTATTATTAACCCGCTTGAGTTGTAGTAATACCGTCTTGAACTTTACACTGACCATCTAGATACCAGTTTGTACCATCAGACCATACATGAACAAAATCTCCATGTACTGCCTTGTTAGCTACAAACGAAATAGTATCTGCATCAGTAACTGTAGCGACTGAACCTGCTGCATCTTCCGGAGAAGATACGTTACCCACAATAATATTAGCACTTGATGCTGTTACTACTGTATGAGTACCTGTTGGTTCTGTTGCTCCAACGTAAAACCAATACTCTAAACCTGCTGCTGGAGTAGGAAGAGTTTGAATTTTCGCTGCTGCTACGTTTAAAACGTAACGTGTGCCTGATTCGGCTGCTGTTATTGTATTCGCTGCGGTGATTGCTTCTGTGTCAGAAGGTTTCTGGACCTTAGTCGCTAACTCACGAACATCAGTTGTTCTTGCTGAGTTACGTCCAGTATCTCTTATATTTACAATTGCCATGTTATTTACCTCTTAGTAAAATTATGCGTTAAAAAAAGAGGAGGAGTCCTAAGACTCCCCCAAAGTTGGTATTAATCAATACCGTAGAAAGCACCTACAATTGCTTCGTCTCTTAGTACTTTCGCACCATAGACATGCAATCCTCTAACAATATCACCGAAAGAACTAGGGTCTCTAAAGACCTCAGTTGATGTTATTGATTGAGCAGTAGCTGTAGATGAAATATGTCCAGCCAAACATTTACCAGCAGCATTAGATGGTGCAGCAATGTTGTTTGATTTGTACATACTAAATCCACGAAGTTTTCCACTTGATACTAAACCATTTCTGATTGAGCCTTGTCCACCATTGTAGTCTACTGACAACAATTTAGAACTAGATTGTCCTAGAACTTCATAAAAATCAGGACTTGCAACAAACCAACGACCTTCTTCAGGTACGTTCTGTTCGTCTAATAGTCTTGACATTCTACCCATAAGGTCTAGAGGGTCATGTTCGTTAGAATCAAAACCGATGTCTAGGTTACCTGTACCGTCAAAAGTTCCAGCAGCTAAATCAGTAGCATTGTCAGAACCTAAAACGTGGTTAGGTGATGAAGCGGATAATCCAGCAAACATAACAGCTAAGACAGCAGCATCATATGAATCTTTCAATGCATATGCAGCAGAGCTTGAAGCTACTTCTTTGAAGTTGACGTGTGACATTTTGCTCTCAATATCATCTACGATGAATTTAAAAGCTTTAGCACTGTCAACAACCAAAGATGTTTCTTGGTCTGTTAGTTTAGTGGCAGTAGTATCGCTACCTCTTGTGTAATCTGACACAGAGATAACAGGTTCTTTGATAATCTTTACAGAGTCTCCATAAGCAGTGATCTCACCGGCATAGTCGGTGTTAGTAATAGCTTCGATAACAGACGATTTTCTGAAAAAGTTTAAAACCTTTTTAGAGTAAACCGAAGGTAAAAAGAAACTATTAGTTTGTCCACTTACAGAGTTTGCAAAGTTAGCATTGGTATCAGTTGAGGGTTCAAAATATTGAGCCATTTGATATTCTCCTAAGTTTTTAGTTAATAGTTAATTATTTCGCAATCCTGCCTTCTTGCATGGCTTGACTTATCTCAGCTTCGTGCTTGTCAAATTGAGCCATAGACATTTTTGCAATTTCCCTTTCAGTCCAAATTTTCTCTTGCTTCGGTTCTACACTAGTTGTTTTAGTGGAAACCATGTCAGCAGCAGATTTCTTGGACTGTTTAGAATTTGACTTCTTCTGTACAACATCCATACCAATATCTTTCTTAAACAAATCTAAAGCTCTTGAAGCTAGATCAGCATCGTCAGCATTGTTGTATACCCAATCTTGGATAGACTTTGGCTGCTCTTTAGCCCAACCATGAAAATCATCGCTGTTGCGAATATCTTCAAAATCAGGATGCTTATCCATCAATCGCTTTTCAGCATCTTTACGAAGTAGTTCTTGCTCACGAGTTTGTAGTTTTTCTAACTTTTCTCTTAAGTCTTTAGATTTCTCTTCGGACTGTAAATGAGAAACAGTTTCTACAACTTCGTATACATCAGGATACTCTTCTCTAAACTTTTCAAGTTCTTCTGGAGATTTAGGAGCTACATAACTAGGTCTGTTTTCAGCAGCCTGTTCTAATAACTCTTGTTCTCTAGACTTAAATTCATTTAACTTAGAGTCATAATGTTTTTTCAAGTCGTCATAGCGTTTCTTGTAGTCTGGTCGCTTGTAAGGTTCATCCTTCGTTGCTTCCTGTTCTACAGGTTCTTCTATGTCAGCTTCCTGTTTTGCTTGGGGCTTTTCGAAAAAAACTCCGTTTGCATCTTGGAAACCTATTTCGTCTTCTTTATGCCATGATTTGTTCATGTTGTAAGGATTGGCATTTTCCTCTTGTACTTCTGTAGTCATATTCTTTTCTCCTACGGGGGCTTCGTTCACAAGGTAGCTCTATGTCGACTAGAGGGCTTGTATGTAAAGGTAGCCTTTCGGTTTATAAAATAGTAGGGTGCTTATGACATAAGGTAGCCCTACCGTTAAGTTTGTTTAGCTTTGGACGTGTCTTCCAGTTCGGTTGTCAAGCATCATTTTAGATTTAATACTTTTAGATATCTCATCTTCATCTAACAATCCTTTTCCACCGTTATCTACAGTAGTTTTCACTACTCTAATATCCTGTTTAGTTGCAGGTTTTTCAACCTCCATCTCAACAGTATCTTCTTCTTCTGGCTCACCACCATTAGCTAAACCTTGTCTATCATCTGCTTCCATTTCTGCATCCTTCATCATTGCCATTAGTTTATCGGCTCCGATTTGTTCTACAGCTTTTGCAGTAAAGACAAACTCTCCGTCAGATAACCTTGCGGGTATACTGTCAGAGACTCCTGAACCCGGACCTTCAACAGGACCAGACCCAGCAAATTCTTGTGCAACGTCTATAACTTTGTCAAATATCATTGACAGTTGTTCGTTGCTTTGTAACGCATCCATTAGAAAATCTTCTTCTTCGTTATCTAATGCTTCGTCTAATATAAAATCTAAGTATTCATCTTCCATTTCGTTGTCTGGAATCATTTCTTCTTTAGGTTCGTCCATCATGGGTTCTTCAACCATAGGTTTTTCCATCATGGTCTCATCCATTTTGTTTTCTTCTACAGGCATATCATCTGCTAAAAGAGAACCACCAACAGCAAAAGCACCTCTACCTTCTAATACATCAGCATAAGTAACTTCACCATCTTTGTTTAAATCTGGAAAGCTATCGTCTTTTAATAAACTCTTTTTTTTCATGTTTCCTCTTTTCTATTTGCTGCTTCTTTAACCTGCTCCGGCAACTGCTCTAGGCGTACCAGAGAATTGATCTTCCCCTGCAACCGGAACATTTCCGATTCCGATGTTGCCACCGCCAGTGCCTGTAGGTCCAAGCTCTTGAGGTTCTGCAGGTGTTCCTGCAAGACTTCCCATACTGCCGGGTTGTTGACTATTGGGTTGAGCTTCTTCGCCAGTTGTTTGTCCAACATTTTGCATTCCTATGATTTGTGCCATAATAGCTGCTTCTTCAGGGTCGTTTAAAACTTCATCTGGGTCTAAGTCTAAGCTATAAGCAAGTTCACTAATTAGTTTAGAAATCTTAACAAACGGAGCAACAGCAGGATTTTGTACAGTTTGTAAGAAAGTAGTTAGTCTTTGACTGCGTACTTCTTTCTGCATCAAGCTGTTTGTTCCGGTAGCTTTAACTTCTAAATCACCGTTGACATCTAGACCACCTTCAAAGAACTGCATGTTCCACTGAAAGAAAGCTTCTCCTAGAGGTCTTAATAAAAAGTCGTCAAGATTCTTAACAACTGTTTTAATATTTAAACTTGATGCACCTAATAACATTGACATACCCGAAGCAGTCCTTGTCATACTTTGTACACCTGTTTGTCCGTGTGAGTAACTAGGTAT